CTAATAGCCCAAGCCAGCAACTCAACAACAAAACGATAGCGATTGCTATTCCAGTCATCACGAATCCAATCAAAGGTAGGTTTTAGTAAATCATTCATAATATAATTATACTTGAATTTGAAGTTTCTGTCAACTTTGGAATGGTGCTGATAACCAGAATCGAACTGGTGACCTCATCCTTACCAAGGATGTGCTCTACCGACTGAGCCATATCAGCAAATTGGAGCAGAGTGTGGGAATCGAACCCACGACACCAACTTGGAAGGATGGAGTTTTACCATTAAACTAACCCTGCGAAAAAACGTGGAGCAGGTAGTCGGGTTCGAACCGACGACATTCTGCTTGGCAAGCAGACATTCTACCACTGAATTATACCTGCACATTTTGGCATCCCGCCAGAGACTCGAACTCCGACTAATGGTTTTGGAGACCATCGTGCTGCCATTACACCAGCGAGACTTAAATATCTATCTTCATATACTTATTCATCAACTTATCCTTGATCATATCTGGAATCGTTAGATGAGGAAATTCTAAAATAAAAGGACAGCCATTGCTGCCCCAGCGATGAGTTGTGAGAAAGTTTTTATATGTCTCAACATCTCGTTTGTTGTTAACATCGAATTTTCTTTTACTGCCATTGGCCAACTCAAGTATCATATCAACCCCAATCTTTCTTGTCACCATACTGCTCATTGAATTCATAACCAGCCATGTAAGCCTGAATGTCATCAGGATGGGCGGCTAAGATTCTTGGACCAGAAAACCCACCAACACCACCACGATGGGGAATCGGTTCACGACCATAGTATGAGTCAGCGGATCCACGATCAAAGAACGAACCATGCTCTTGATTGTACTGCAGGGTAGCCACTCGGGCTTCAGTATAAGATACGTACATATCATTCATCTCCATAATAACCATAATCTTCATCAGTTCCATAACCAGCACTGGCCATGGCAGAATCAAAGTCACCATCCATTGACTCATCGTATTGCTGTTCCATCATCTCATCGGCAATCAGTTCTACATCCGCACGATTGATGTTATATCGTTCAGCAATTGCACCAAAGGACAAGATACCATCAGCGATATCAGATTGTATGTCCATAATCATTTGATTCATTTCACTCATACCTTTCTCCTTAAGCAGTCAACATGTAAGTAGCAAGATCTTTCCAGTCATCGTTGCTGGCACGGATCTTAGTCACAGAGATCAAAGTGCGCAGGGAAATTTCCTTGGCTTCATCTTTGATAGCACGGATCAAACCCAGTGCATCTTGCTTTTGAGTCTTTGTGTACTCAGGCATGAACTCATCAGACAAAGCAATGTGTTCCATGCGATCGATCTTCTGGTCAAGAGTCATGCTCAGGTCAATCATCATTGAACGACTACGGATAGCCTGATCAATTTTGTCTTGGCTCATGTTGCTAATGAAAATCACACGACCTTCGAAGTTGAAGCTACGTGGCAGGTCATCGTCACGCATGTCAGCATTCCAAGAGATGATACGCTTGCCGTAAGAATCCAACGCACCTTTCAACAGGTTCAACGCAACTGGATCTTTCAACACTGCATCGCAGTCATCGAACACGATGATTGACTTGTTGTTCTCAAACAGAGTACGATACAAACCCTTGGGAGTAGAATAACCCTTGACAAAGGTAAAGCACTTGCGAGTGTTCACCACAGAACCAACTTGGAACTCAGCCAAGTCAGAAATATCTTTGTAACCAGCAGACTGCAATGTTTTTGTAACAGTGTATGTCTTACCGAGACCACCAGAACCAGTAATCACAGCAGAGGGTTGCACACCAGACGCAACCATCGACACGAGTTTCTCGACGAAACCGAATCGTGTATTGATGTCATACTTTTCTTCTTTTGGCTCAGAAGACACAGCGACACCACCCATGATTTGATCGTAATCTTTTTTCACGCCAGTGGCTTTCTTAAAAAAGAATTCAACAGCACGTTCAAGATCTGCACCAGTTTTGGCAGTTTTGAAAGGACCAGCATCACCGATCATCACAACATTTTTACCAGCAGCACGATCAAAAGTCACAGTAGTTTTAACAGCATTCATAATATAATCTCCAAACAGTTTTCTAACTCAATAACATAATTATGCCTGAGAACCCAATTTCCGTCAACTACTTTCTGCTAAAACCCCCAAAAATTGAGGGGATTACGTAAGTTGTTGATTTTAAAGGGATTTTTCCCACTGTATGGGGAGGGTTTTGGTGCCCAGAGAGGGACTCGAACCCTCAAAACTCGGATTTTAAGTCCGATACGTATACCAATTCCGTCATCTGGGCTCACCGATTTTGTCGATTTTATCAAGGATTTGCATTGCATCAGGATAATCTTCCATTACATCCTGTATGAAATATGCAATATACTGCATGGCTTCCTCAGCTTCTGCATGCGTACATTTATACATTTCTACAATATCTTCAGCTGTAACATCATGCAGATCTTCATACAACCAGTCGATGGTATGATCCATGCTGTACCACAGAGATAACACCTGAGTGTCTCTGGTGTCACCCGAACTGCAGTTGTAAAAACTATACCATGCAGAACCACCCCAACGACTGTAACTCATATCATTCCTCTTTTGGTAACACTATCTTTGCTGTGCCTATTGTTCCTGGCATTTCCATTGTCATTGTTGCTATACGCTTTGCTTCAGACTTACTCTTTGCTTCGTCATTCTTGAAGATTGCATTCCAACGATTGTCGTATTCTTCTTGACTCACGCTAAATGGTCTTGGAGTAGAACCTTTACCACCATCACTCATTATCCACCCCTTCCACTTGCTTTGCGAATCGGATTAGCCACGATACGATTCAATGCTGAGTTTACCTGCTTGGTGGCTTCGTTCTTAGAGAAACCTTCTTTTTGTAGCTGGTGTTTGGCTTTCTTTTTTGCACGTTTAAGTAACTTCTTGGCTTCCCACTGTTGCTTAAATGTAGATGGTGTATCACTCATGCTTTCTCCTGTAGGTATTCGTAGTTGACAGTTTCTTCGTTTTCTCGTAAGATGATTGCTTTGTTTCCTAGATGGAATTTTCTAGCCATTTCAGTCTTTGGAGAAAGTGTAATGAATCGTTGTATGCTTGTATCGTTTTCTTTGATATGCTTTACTGCATCAAAGATTAGTTTTCTGCCAGCACCTGGAGCATAACTCCAAATGGTGTAGAAGATCGCAATTGTAGGATTGTCACATTGCTCAAACAACTCTGATTCCTTGGTAGGTATGGTTGCTTGATAGCTAACGCAGGTAATAGCTTTTACTGTATCGTTCTCGTCACGAAATACAAAGATGTCTTTGTTCTCGCCAACTCTGTCCACATGTGGTATGGTTGGTCTCACAGGATCATCTGCAAGCAATTCAAAAAACTTATCGGTTAGAGTTTCAATAAGATGTAACATATTACCTTCGATGTTGGTCTCGGTGGCAAGAATCGAACTTGCGCTTCAACGTCCCAAACGTCGGGTGATACCATTTCACTACACCGAGAATTTATTTAAATACAGATCAATAATAGGTTGAACCTCATCCCTATATTTGGTGGAGGATGACGGGATCGAACCGACGACCCCCTGCTTGCAAAGCAGGTGCTCTCCCAGCTGAGCTAATCCCCCATTGTTAAGTGTTATCTGCCGATTTGCCAAAAATGTAGCTAGCACTGGCGAGCGAATAACAGTTATATCAGACAGTGTTGGTCGCACCCTTACTGTCGAGTAGTCATAGCGTCCTATGACGATTACCTTGATAACACTTAACAATGGCGGTCTCAAGGGGTAACGATCCCCTTCTTTATGCGTGACAGGCATATGTGCGTCCATGAACACTTTGAGACCTAAAACTGGTGCCGAATGTCTGGTTCGAACAGACGACCTATCGCTTACAAGGCGATTGCACTACCACTGTGCTAATTCGGCAAACTGGTTGCGATGGCTGGATTCGAACCAGCGATTCCACAGCTTATGAGACTGGGCGGATAGACCACTTCCATACATCGCGATATTGGCTCCCCAGCGTGGGATCGAACCACGGACACCTTGATTAACAGTCAAGTGCAACTACCGCTGTGCTACTAGGGAATAAACTTTACCATATTAAATTATACTGGGATGATTGACCAGAAATAACAGTTTTGAACCTGCCCTACCATGCCGTCCATGGACTTGTCTGATAATCACATTACGTTCCAATGTTGTCCAGCGTCCTCCTGATATGATCTCAAGGTTTCATGTAACTTAGCAGTTCCAACTCCGTCAGTTGGGGGCAAACTAAATTACCTACTGGCATTGGCAACCCAATACAATTTAATATGGTACACGATATGGGAATCGAACCCATCTTACCAACGTGAAAGGCTGGTGTCCTAACCGATAGACGAATCGTGCAAAGGTGGGGTGACTGGGCATCTCACGATGAGCCACACCCCAAGCCTCATGCTTCCGACTTTACGTAAAGACTAATAGAGGACTTCAGAACTCTTATTCTACATCAAATGCTAATTTAAGTCAAGCAGTATTTTCAATACTGCGGATAAATTTCTTTCAGTGCGGACTGCAGTTTCAGTGCAGCCAGACATATCTCAAAACTCTCCCCCTCGAGGGATAGGTCACCCAAAAATTCTAAAAATTCCGATAGTGCCGCATCATCTTTAAACATGTTTTCTCCATCTAAAAATAAATTATACACTAAACCCGAATTAAGGTCAACAACTATCTTGGAAGTGCGAGTGGGATTCGAACCCACGAATCATCAGTTTTGCAGGCTGTGCCCTTAGACCACTCGGGTATCGCACTATAGTAGATGCACTCTGCTGGTCTTTGGAACACCTGATAGCAGGTACTCCATTTGGTCAGCAAGAATGTTTCTGTTTTGTAAAATCATATTCTCGTAGTGGTTTGGTTCGTATGGAACATACAGCAATTGCAAACCACTTTGTTCAAGTGTCTTAGCACCCTTGTGCGTATTGCACTTGATGCATGATGTTACTGTATTTGTCCAACTATCTTCACCACCCTTTGAAACAGGTAACACATGGTCACGCGATAACTTACCTGATAAGAATACATCACCACAGTAAGCACATACATGTCTATCACGAGCAAACAATGTTTTGTTTGTCAGGATTACTCTCCCAACCTTATCAAGCGAATATCCTTTACCTTTGATCGCGATGATAGATGGTGACTCAATGTATGACATTGTACCATCATTCTGATAACCACCACGAAACTTTGCAACAGGATCTCCAAGAGACCATACCACCTGCCCCTTGGCATGGTATGTGATTGCATCTTCGAACTTGATCCACTTTCTAGGCAGACCACTTGCATCAAGTGCTAGGATATTCATAATAGACCTTTCTTACATCATTACCTCTATTTAACCATTCATTGGTGGGCTGACTGAGAATTGAACTCAGACTATCTCGATTATGAGTCGAGGGCTTTACCATTAAGCTACCAGCCCAAACATTGGCACGGCATGGAGGAATCGAACCACCATTCTGAGTTTAGAAGACTCATGTCCTATCCGTTGAACGAATGCCGTATGGCAGAGAGTAAGGGAATCGAACCCTTTGACCCATCTTCATGAGTCTACTGATTAGCAATCAGCTGCATTACCATCCTGCCCACTCTCTACAATTTGGCGGAAGAACTGAGATTCGAACTCAGGGACCAGTTACGATCGGCAGTTTTCAAGACTGCTGGTTTAAACCACTCACCCACTCTTCCATAAACTTTGGTACCCCATGAAGGAATTGAACCTCCACCTCTGCGTTCGTAGCACAGTGTAATCATCCATTTTACTAATGGGGCATAATGTGGTATCCCAAGAAGGACTCGAACCTTCAACACCCTCCTTTTGAGAGAGGTGCGTCTACCAATTGCGCCATTGGGATATGGTAGCCATGGACAGTTTCGAAATGTCGACCTATCGCTTATCAAGCGATTGCTCTTCCTCTGAGCTACACGGCTAAAATTCTTGGTGTTCTCTTCTGGTATCGATCCAGACTCTACGGATTTTCAGTCCATCGCTTTCACCTGATTAGCTTAGAGAACATTGGTACATCGTGACAGGATCGAACTGCCGACCTTCTCCGTGTAAAAGAGACACTCTACCGCTGAGTTAACGATGCAAAAACATTGGTGCGGATGAGAGGACTTGAACCTCCAGGATCTTGTTTCTAAGACAAGCACGTCTACCTATTGCGTCACATCCGCTTATTCTTTTTACCTGCATGAGTATCTGTTTGAGCATGGCAGTTGGGACATAAGATTCTAAGATTAAGTAAATCATTGTTAAAATGATTGCCATCTATATGATCTAACTCCAATGGGATAGGTTTATCCATCCATTCTTCACCACCACAACTTTCACATTTATGTTCTTTCAAACCATCACGCAACATTCTAATTCTTAACTTGTGTGAAGAAATATACAAACCACTGTTTATATACTCAATCGCAGTTTTTTTATTCTTCGGAACTTTTAGACCTTTAAGTCCTTGATTCCCATTATACTCGATCCCAAGTTTAGATATGGTAGAACGAACCTTACCTGCTTTACAACCGAGTCTTCTAGCCATTTCTGATATTGATAGTGATTCATTAATCCAAGAAATTAGTTCTTCTTTTCTATCAGTATACTCAACTTTATTGTATATCATTTTGATTCCTTAATTGGTAGACACGCTTATATTTAGCGAAAGCAAGTTTTCCAATTCCGTCATCGGGGCATAATATGGTGGGTGCTGATGGTAACGCTCCACGTGCCTTGACTTCACTACCTTTAGGAACAGTTTTACAGACTGCCGTAGTGGGCAACACCCATATTAATCTTTGGTGGTGATAGCTAGATTCGAACTAGCGACCTATTCCGTATGAAGGAAGTGCACTACCGCTGTGCTATATCACCACTGGGGTATCCAAAGGGGAACGATCCCTTTCTACAACTTTCACAGAGTTGGGTGCTAAACCTTTACACTATGGACACCATTGTATCTGGTAGGGGTACTAGGTAATGCTCCTAGTTTTACTGGTTAAAAGCCAGTTACTTCACTTTAAAGTTTTACCCCCATATCATATCAAAGCATACTATACAATATGCTTTATTATGGCACCCCAAGTAGGATTCGAACCTACGATAGCTGAGTCAAAGTCAGCTGTGTTACCGCTACACTATCGGGGAACAGAAAATTCGAGTTATTAAAGAACAATTGTGGGACGATGCCCTAAAACAAAAAACCCTCTGGACTTTCATCTCAGAGGGTTTTGGGAAGTAGACTTGTTGTCTAATCTAGTTTCCAAAACCCTCACTATACTCAATCGCAAATACGTCTGTTGACTGTGGGCGTGTGTTCATCCAACCACTATTGAGTGGTAGATGTTTAGCCAACGAGGAACAAACTATTTTTAACATGATTGAATTATACGCTTCTTTTCTTTTAAAGTCAATACTTACAAACTTACTGGTACCAACAAACCTGAGCAGTGCGTTGATAGCCATTCTGGTCAGTAATGATTCTTGTCTCACACCATTGCTGTTGTTGAACAATCACTGGTGCTGGTTGATAAATTACTGGAGGTGGAGCATAGACCACTGGAGGCTGTGCATACACAACTCTTGGTTGCGATAACGCATAACCAATGACACCACCGATCAGTGCTGGACCAACCCAGTTACTGGTCTTAACAAAGGGTACGCCATGAGGACCATGATAGTGTTGAGCCATCGCTGGAACCGAAAGTACAACCAGTGCTACTGCAGTGATAAGTTGTTTCATTTTAAACTCCATTAAAGTATTTATAACTAATTCTACTCCACTTTTGAATTTCCGTCAAGTATTTTGCAAATAACCTACTTTTTGTAAGGGATTACCTCAACACCTGTGGCTGTAAGAAAGTCCAAGCCATTGTTGTCACGATACGCATCACGATAGAACAACTTGGATATCCCTGCACCATAGATCAGCTTGGCACACTGCACACATGGCGCATGAGTACAAAACATAACACTGCCATTTCCGCTTTCGCCATCTCTGGCTAACTTGGCTATGGCATTTGCCTCAGCATGGATAACTTCATCTTTCGTTTTAAGTATCGGCTCTTCTGCGATACGATAAACCAACTCCTCGCATTCATTAGTCCATCCAGCTGGCATACCATTGTAGCCGATCGAGATAATGCGATTGTCTTTTACAACTACCGCACCAACCTTTAATCTTCGTGAACTTGACAACTGAGCAAAACGCTCGGCTGTGTCCATGAATGCATCAACCCACTTCTGTTTCATCATCTTGATTGTTTTCTTTCCAATTCTCATGCTCTTCATACAGGTTACCAAACTCAATAAGTTCATCTGGTAAATTGTCAATGTTTTCTTTATCAGAAACATCGTACTCATAGCAGTCATCAAAGCCATCTTCAAACCAACCGATAAAACTCATTCCTGGTTCATGGTACTTTGCACTAACATACCAACCTTCGTCAGTCAGCTTTTCGTACAAAGCAACAGGTGGTGACCATGCCGAATCAAAAGTCATAGTGATAGAATTACCATCACGATCCCAATCATACGGAGTCATATCCCACTTTGTGCCCCAGTTATTGACATTCCATGCGTACCAGTTTTCTTCCTCTTCCGCTGGTCGTGGCACTAGATGATTGAACACCTGAGCATGTTCATCCTTTAGCAATTCCTGTTCTAGCGCATCTATAAGTGTCTCATCATCATGAGAAATAACTACGCTGTTATAGCACCAATTAGGCATACAATTCTCCACCAAAGTCATTAAGAAGTGTGTTAATAAGTTTAATTGTCTTGCAGTTACGAACTACATCTTCGGGATGCAACCAGTAACCATCGAGATTAGTCTCATCCTGAGGATCTGCATTCCACAAATCCAATTCATGTTGCAACCGATCTCGGTACTCAGTCAGGTTCAACCGAGTGATTCGATCTGCTGTCTCATAGTCCATGCCTAGCAAACCAGTAGCATGCTTTGGCTTTTCTTCCTCAATGTTATACATAATATAATCCTTTATAACCACCGACACCGACAAGTATACCAGACTTAGGCAAGTTTGGCAAATTTTCCAAGAACATCTTTTGCTTCCTTACAGTCACCAAGATCTTCTTCGTAAGATTCCAAGATTACCAATCGTTGTAGCAAATCGGCTTCAGCTTGCAACTCGGTATCCAAAGACTCATACCACTCAAAGTAATCTTCTTCGGTATCCAAATTCCACATGATGTTTAACATGCGCTTTTGTCGCTTGGTAATTCCACTAATTGATATCATACCTGTTCCTTAAAAATACCAGACCATGTCATCAGCTTGTTCAGCTTTTCGTTCTTTGCAGTCATTACTGCCGACTCGCTAACAATACCATTCTCAATCAACAAATCAATCATACACATCAGGTCACCGATCTCTTCTTCGAGATGTTCACGATTAGTGATGCCTTTGTATTCATCGTCCATACCAAACCGAAAAACCTTGCTAATCGCTTGGCTTACTTCGGCACATTCTTCCTGCGTGATCAACAGAATCTCACTGTCAATCGCATTCTTTTGTTTCATCATTGCAAATTTGTTCATTCATGCTCCATAATAAATTGCATCTAAATCATACGAATTTGCTTCGTACTGTCTAGCCAGATGTTCAGCTTCCATCGCATCCATCATGGCTTCAAATTCAGCTTCGGTCATCGCCTCACGCTCTTTGTTTGCAAGGTCTTCCAAGTCACGATTGACTTCCGCAAGATCAACACCTTCGTATAAATTCATGATAATTCCTTCATGGCTTTGACACCAGAAAACATCAACAACATACCAACACTGGCGATACCAACCAACAACAACAATTCTGAATCAGTAGAATTGTCGATGCCACCAACTGCACCAAACACAACCAACAAACCAACCAAAATACGAATAGTTCCACGCATGATTATTTTCCCAAAGAAAAGTTAGCGGATTGCAAAGAAGCAAGACATTCAACCTGCTTGTGACGAGGTGCATCAGCGATCAAACCAACAATCATGCTTTCCAAGTATCCAGCAGAATAAGCGTATGAGCCAGACTGCTCATGGGTGCGCTTGGAAAATTCGTTCACGATCGTACGGATATCACGAGTTACAAATTTACGTTTCATTTCATTTCCTTTTCTAATCACCATAACGTAATTATGCATGAAAAGTGAATTTCCGTCAAGCTAAATGTGAAAAACCCTACACTCGGTAGGGTTATTTTTGGTGGGGAAAAATCCCTTTAAAATCAACAACTTACGAGACCCGAACCGAAACCTCTTCCCTTGGTACAGATTCAACATAAAAATCGCTTGTAAAGCCATCTGATGACTTCCATGAGGATGTTTCCGAGTCCCAGCGGAACACTACCGTAACCAGTCGGGCTGTTTTATAGTCACGATAAATGCAAACGAGTTGTGATTCTGGTACAGCACTGCGTACTTCGGCTGGAACTTTCTTTCCATCAGGATCAGTAATGTAGATGATATTGTTAGACATTTTTCTTTTCTTTGACGGGTAAGGTAATCATACCAGCTTCAGCAACCAGCTTTGCGGTAATCTTTGGATACATCTTATTTAGTTTCTGGTCCTTTACTGCCAACATGATCTTTGCTTCGCTTGGATGAATGCTTTCTAACAATCCAATGAACAATGCTTCACGTTTGATCGGTTGAAGATCTGCACGACAGAATATATACATGCGTCGCATTTCTTGCGTGAAGTTTGCTGGTGACATACCAATCGGTGCTTCATCTTCCTTGTATGGAGGATCGCCTTCTGGTAACACAAACTTATGTTCTTTCTCAAATGCATGCTTAAACAATATCTTTAGTGCTGCATTATCTTTCCACTTCTCAATTGCTTTGGGATCGTCATTGATCTCCTTAAGCATCTCAGTAATAAATCTAGCCATTTTAAAAGTCCTCAAGTTCTTCTAATAAAAGTTTGCATCGATGGTTGGCAAGATAAGTCATAACCTTCATCTTATCTTTGACAGGTGTACTATTTATATAAGCTGTAATAACGTCTTGTTCGATATCTGGTGGAATGTGATCAAAGTCAACCAACGTGGAATTGCGATGCCAGTTGCGACGTTCGTCATCGTTCTTGCATGCCAGAAAACCATTCTCGATAAACTCTTGTAGTCGCTTGGCACTTACTGGCTTTTGACGCTCGCCCTTTACAAATACGTCATCTGCTGAAAGGATGTTTGGAATACCATCATCACCAGCTTTAACAATGTGTGTAATCTTTTTCTCATGAAGTTCTTTCATGGTAGTCTTGATATACTTCTTTTGCATCGGTGACCACTGAGTTACATTGTCATACTTTTGCAATTGAATAAAATCACCATCGGAAGAAAGGACAAGAACCTTTTGTGGCTCTTCTACCAAACCCTGTTGAATCAATGCATTCTCCTGCGAGTACTTTGCAAGCACAGCAATAATGTCATCTGCTTCTGCACGATCAAGATGAATAACCCTGTATGGAAAATTCTCAACAAGGTCATTGCGCAACTGCGACAACGTATCAAAGATCAAAGTCCAGTTAAGGTCTGATGCTTCACGTGCTTTCTTGCGACCAGCTTTGTAGTGTTCAAAGAATTCTCTGCGCCAGTACTTACGACCATCGCAACAAATAACCATCTCACCATACTCATTACCATATTTCTTTTTGTAATACTTTAAGGTAGACAGTGTAGTGTGACGAATGAGATTAACGATCTCAGCTTCGGAGCCACGTGTCAGTTCTGCCTTAAACGACAGGAAGTTTGCCAGTGCTACTTGGCTGTAATCGACTAGGATCATTTTGTTTCTCTCATTTTGTTTTGCAAGTCTTCATAAACTTTATTTTCAATATTGTATTTCCACTGTTCAGCATCCGCTTCGTAGTCGAAATGTGGACTTAGGTGCATGCCTGTTTCATCATCTACGTAGTAGTATGATAGGTTTTGGTCATCGCACACGAGTCGCATTATTTACCACCATAAAGTTGAGATTCAAGATGACGAATCCTGTCGTTGGCCATAGCGAGTTGCTTTTCCAGTTCTGTTATCTTTTCACCCAATGCTAGGATGGCTTCGGTTTCTTCTTGCTGTAAGGTTTTCATTGGAATACTTTCAATAGGATACATTCTTCGTTGATACGACCATTGACTTTTTGCTCTTGCGTAGTCAATGCTTTAAATGCCTGATTCAGTGGTCGCTTGGTTAGCGTTGCATATACGCTTACTTGTTCTGGTTTACGCATTGTTTTGGATCCAGAGTTATCGGGATCATAACCAACGATGCTTGTGCCTTTAACAGACAACCCTTTGGGATCTGCTGCACGATACACCTGCAGTTTACGATACTTTGAATTAAACACCCAGAGTTCCTGAGCATTCACGATACCAGACGCTGGCACAGACTTGACAGCGTATTCAGTATCTTCTTTCTTGTACTTCATCTTGGCAACGATAACACCAGCTGGTTTCTCTTTGCGTTGACGTGGCTTGCGTGTTGCTTTGGCTACCTGAACCTGTGCACCTGCTGCATCAATGATTGATTGATACAGTGCTGCAAGTTTCTTTAGCTTGGCTTTTTTGAAGTTAGAGTAACCCTCAACCAACTGAGGGTCTTTACCTTCCAGTGCTTCTGCAATTTCCTCTACACTCTTGACGTAGAATGAACCGATGATCTTAGCAACTGGTCCAGAAGCATTCAATCGCTTCATGAGTTCTTTGGCATCGAATGACTTATCCTCAAGAACAAAGTCATCAATTGCGCCATCAAAGTCACCAGCCAACTCACGTGCTTTGGCTTCAATACGATCTTGCAACGATACCACTGGTGCCACTGGTGTGTTGTCTTTAACAACAACTTTAACTGGCTCTGGCTTTTGCGTCAATGATGTTAGCACAGCTGTTCGTTCCGCTAGGATTGTGAGTTCCTTTTCGGCAACTGGTTGTTCACGCATGACCAAACGTGCGATGATACCAGCATGACGAAACAAACTAGCATCCAACTTCAACAACGCCACTGCCAATTTCTTGTCAGTCTGCGCTACGTAAGAAACAAACCATTTTTGTTTGTCCTTGTCATCGTTTTCAGAATTGTAATGATTCAAAGCAATAATAAGAGACGATGTGTAACGATCGCCCTCAGTTAACTTTGGCTCATTTGCACCCAACAGTCGTTCGGCTAATTGTTTACGTTTTATAGTATTTGACATGTATCACTCCAGTTTATAATATAATTATGCCTGAAAACCGAATTAAAGTCAAGTGATAACCCCTAACCCTGTAGGGTTATTTGGACTTACGAAAGTCCACAAGTCCACGAAGCCACATTCCAAGAAGAACGATTGCAGCCCATGTTTCAAAGGTGTATGCGATTGCAAGTACTGGGAACAGTGTGTTCAATGCCCAGATTGTTAGTAGTGGTCCAAAGATTAAAAAGAAAATAACCAAAACCACGATACCTAAAATTGCGAATGTTTTCATTCTTTGTTTCCTTGCACGATTGTTTCATAGAGATCCTCGAATTCTTCATGCGAGGCAACTTCTTCAGTAAAGTTTTGTTTGTGATAAACACGTGCCATCTTGTTCAATGTTTTCTTGGACAATTGAAATTCAGCTGACATTTCCTTTACGGATTCTTTAATGTAATCACGCTCGGCTTCGATACGTGTCATGCTACCAGAAATTTCTGCAAGCATCTTTTTAATTTTATCCCGATCAACAGGAGATGAAATAGATTGTGTCATAGCCACTCGATATGTGTTAAGGTTGAAGTTTTAAATGAACGCCATTCATTGATAGTCAAATCAAATACCTGAACAGCATCGCCAGTTGTCTTGACACCATTGCCAGTTGGAATCATATCTGCTGGGATCTTGCTAAAGTCACGAGTGCAATGCATGCTGCGACTTGTGCCATCTTTCTTGGTAAAGGTTACATTGATTTCTTTCTCGGAAAGATAATCTTTAAACCAATCAATGAATTCATCTGATACCATCAATTCATCCATGTTTGCACCAGACATTTTTGCTATGCTGATAAAGTCCATACCGCTATTACTTGTTAAGTTCATTCTTCACTCCATTAAAATAATCACAAATCATCATAAGTTGCTTCTTCTCTAGGAAGAGGTCTTTCTTGTTTTCAATCTCTTGGTTCTTCCAAATAGATTTTGAAACAATCTTTAGATGGTACATTCCTGGTGGCTGTGGAATTTCTTCACAGGTAAAATGTACCTCATATTCTTCACTGAATCCAATTTCAAGTGTATTCTTCATATTAACTCCATGTTCTGTGGTCTTCAGCCACATGCTCTAATCCATCATACTCATGGATGTGCCATTTAACATCAGCAGGTATCTCAACGATCGCAATGTCTGCTGCCCAACCCCATGATTCTTTACCCATCTCTTCAATCACTGCAATCAAGTCTGGATCG